TCCGAGCTTTGATTGCAAGCGCTTGATGTGATTATTGAGAGTTTCGGGATGCATCCTATAAATCTTTCCCTCCGGCAATGCTCTAATCAATTCGGCTACATATTCGGGACACGGAATCTTGCGAGTCGACTCGATTGTCTTAGTAACCTTGGTGATCCATTTATTATCTTTATCCTTTACCATGGATTTGTTGACCGTAATAATGTTATGTTTCGACAAATCGGATGTTTCAAGGGCGCAAATCTCCGAGCGCCTAAGACCTAGGACAGCGAGCCACACGGCAATTTCGTGGGGACTTCCTTTTTCGGCATCCAGTAGAGCATTAATGTCGGAATCTTCGGGAACATAGAAGTCGGATTTCTGTATTGGTGGAGTCTTTACCTTTAGTTTGAAATCCTCATTAACGGAATGAATTATCAATCCGATAAAAACCTTTAAATTATGCGTTGTTTTGGCGTTATGGGCGCTTGCATACTCGTTAAGCAATATTTGTATAGTCTCGTTAGTAATGCCCGAAATAGGGGTATTTTTGAACGTTTCCGGCATAACTCTGAGATAAGCATAATATGTTTTGATTGTCCCGGGACTGAGTATAGATGATTTGTTGTCACAGTAATCGACAACAGTTTGTGCAAATGTCTTATAGATCGGGTTGCTGGGTTCTTTTTCTATCATGCTCCAGATAAGGCGCTCCGCTTCCTGTTTCGAGGGTTTTCTGTCAACGGTCATTCGGTATCGCTTGCCTTTATACATCTTGGTGATGCGGTATGTCTCTTTTGATATTCTCTCGATGGTTGCCATGGTTTATTTTTCCTCCTTTCGTGATAAAATAGGAGTAGAACGAGCGCAAGGGTTAAATTCGTTTTACTCCTTAAAATATATATACGACTTTGTGATTTATCCTCTTAGTGGGTTAGTGGTTTTTCATTGGTTACATGTTTTCATGCTCCCTTGCGCTTTGCTCCTAGTTGCCAGCTAGGAGCTTTTTTTGTTTGCTTAAATCTCGTGAAAATCTCGTGAAAATGAGCATAAAACAAGTAAAATCAAGGGTTTATTCCTTGTGATAATCTCGTGAAATGTATAATTCGAATCTTGGAAATGATATTTTGAGTACCATTTTTGGGACTTAATTACATTTTTAGGTGGTAAAAAGTTTAATTCGTTTATATTTACCCAACATTACCAATTTGCCGATGTCAGCAAAATGTTATAAAAATGTTATATCCTAGAAAATCACTAGGTTTATTGGTTTTCCGAATTAGCTCTGGCGGTTTCCTGTCTCAGAAATTCCGCATAGGCTTTCAAATGCTCTTGTTGCTCCGGCGGTAAATTTCGATATAGCTCCAAGATAACCATGTCCTCACTATTTCCGACAACATAATTAATACGCTCATTCGGTTCGGTAGCTGTCATTTTACTGATTGGTACTTCCAGCACTTCACACACTCGGAATAAAGTATCAATGTCGATAGAATTTCGTCCTTTTTCCCAGTTCGAAATCGAACTAGAACGCATGTGTAATTTTTTCGCTAATTCAATTTGGGACATTCCGGCTTCGATGCGGTACTTCCGTAAATTCCTTGCTATTAGGTCTTTTAACTCTGTCATTTTCGTTATTCCTCCAAAACCATAATAACACGAAAATAAAGGCTTTAAAAACAAAATTACAGAATTTTTGTAATTTTTTATTGACTTTACAGCATGACCATAATAAGCTAGTACACAGTTACAGCGACACTGTAAACAAATTTCAGAGAGGAGAAAATAATGGTACAGCAGAAAATCAAAGAGTATATGCAAGCAAAGGGCATCAAGTATAGCTTTGTAGCAAGCAAGATCGGGATGACTCCGGTGACATTCGGAACAATCATGAACGGACAGCGCAATTTAAGAGCTGATGAGTTTTTTGCTATTTGCAAAGTGCTGGAAGTATCGCCGGAAATATTTGAACCTGGCGCAGAATTTGCCGGAGTGTAATAGAGAGACGATGAGCAAGTCGAAAAATGACATTTTTACATGGTTCCGTCAGACGGTGTTAAAACGCGGTATCGACCTCAACCTTGAGGGGCTTCCAGCTATTGCCAGGTACTTGGGATATTCGGAGCGGAATTTTTATATCAAAGTCAAAAAAATCAGCTTTGATGTATGGCAACTCCGGGACTTATGCAAGAAGCTGCATTTTACGGAATCGGAAAAATTAAAACTATTGGAGTAAGCATGAGGAAATACACGAAAACAGACTGTTACAAACGGTCATTTCTAAGGTGGTGGCATCGACACTACAAAGGTCTGTCAGACCTACTGGCACTCATATTCTTTGGTGTCGGATTTATCCTAACAGCAATAGGAGCATTTATGACGCTAATAGGCAATTACGGAGCGGTGCTTGATATAAGCATGGGGTTTATGCTCTTGGTTGCGTCATCCGACTTGTGGCAATACGGGAGGCGCAAAACATGATAGAGGGATTTCCAAAGCGTTGTTTTGATTGCCGGAGATATATAAAACCCGGATTCAAAGTCCGTTTTTGCCAAGGTATGAAAGAGGATGACTTGAGAGGAATATTGCCAGTTAAAAGGGTATACGAACAATTTCTAGTGCTTCAGGGTAAACATACCGAAGTCACTATAAACCGATGGAACGTTCAAGCGGTCAACGGCTACAAGATCGAGGGCGGATGCTTCGGGAAATGGATGGAGGAAATCGCATGAAATTTATCACGGACTATAAAATCGAGCTTTCCGTAATTGTAGACGCTGATAACATCGAGATTGCAAGGATTATGTGCGACAGGCTCGAACAGGACTTAGGCATCAAAATAATGCAAAATCCTAACTTTGATTACAAGCAGACGGACAGAGGGCACACGCATGAATATAAATAAAAAGCTCCTGATGCTGGGAACATCAAGAGCCAAGGAAAAAATTAAATATTGGTGATAAGTAATTAATCCACTTTTTATTTTATCAGATAGGAGACAAATATGGAATTTAAAAATTTGATTGATATCACTCCCGAAATCGAGGGAGAAGTAAGGAAACTGTTGGAAGCATCTCAGAGGCTTAAAGAGTTACTCGGAAAGCACCACTTTGACATGAGTATATACAGCTCAAGTGCTGACCACATATCAATATATGATCGGCACGAATACAGCAGAGATGGGCTTGGAACCGATTTGGGGTTCTTTGTTCATAGAATTTACAAGGACGGTTCGGTTGTCCTTGATTTTATCAACGAGGATAACGAAGAGGGCATAGCTTTCGATAAAGCCTTTAATGAGTATATGGAGAGGGATTCCGATGAGTAAATACACAGCGACCATAACATTATCCGTACAGATTGAGTTTCCCGACACTGATGAAAAAAGCGCACATAATCACGCTTGGGACGTTGCGGAGCAATTATCAAGTTATCTCGGATGCGCTAGAGGGGATTATCCGACAGAGCCGGAAATTGATGATGTGACTATTAAGGAGGAATCAGAAGAATGAATACACTTTACGAACTGACCAATGATTATAAGTCTTTACTTGACCTTGCCGGAAGCATGGACACGGATGAGATTGAAACATTTAATGACACGCTGGAGGCTGTCCTCGGTGAAATCGAGGTAAAAGCCGACGGTTATGCGGTGGTTCTGTCTGAGATCGAGGGCAGAATCAATATCGTCAACAAAGAAATAGGCAGACTTGAAGCCATCGAAAGTGCATTATCTAACACTCGCCGTCGCATGATTGAAAGACTTAAAACTGCTATGGAAGACATCGGTAAAAAGGAAATCAAAACTGACTTGCACAGGTTCAAGATTGTCGGAAACGGTGGCAAACAGCCATTAGACATTAATGAGAGTTGTGTTCCCGAGGAATATCTCAAGACAGAAGTCAAGCAAGTGCCTGACAAGGACAAAATCCGCAAGGCACTTGAGTCCGGGGAATGTCTCACATTTGCACATCTTGAGGATAGGGGAACACATTTGAAGATTGATTAAAGAAAGGAGACAACATGGGAATACCTGTATTAATTCTCGGTGCTAGTGGCTCAGGTAAGTCGACTTCAATGCGAAACTTTGAGCCGGAAGAAATCGGAATCTTTAACGTGGCATCGAAGCCATTACCATTTAGAAAAAAGCTTCCGAAGGTCAATAACGCAACATATCAGATTATTTATAAGGTTCTTCAGAATCCATCACTAAAGAAATACGTGATTGACGATTCTCAGTACTTAATGGCTTTTGAAAGTTTCGACCATGCCAAAGAAACAGGCTATGCAAAATTTACAAACATGGCTCTTAATTTCCGCAACTTGATTGACTTTGTTGTGACTAAAGTGCCGGACGATGTAATTGTTTATTTCTTACATCACACAGAGTTGACCGATGACGGAAAACTTAAAGCTAAGACATTGGGAAAAATGCTTGATAATCAGCTAACCGTCGAGGGTCTTTTCTCAATAGTGCTGTTGTGTCAGGTAGAGGGTTCGGAGCATTTCTTTATTACAAACTCCGATGGTTCAAACCCTGCCAAAAGTCCAATGGAAATGTTCGACATGAAAATCGACAATGATTTGAAATTCGTTGATAAGACCATCCGTGAATATTATGAGATGGACTCAACGGAAGAAACTAAAGAAGCACAAGCTGATGCTTAATTTTATAAAACAAAGGAGATTTGATTATGATTCAGAGATTCAAAGACTACGACGAAACAAAGGCATACGGAGAAATTCAGCAGTTGCCGAAAGGCGGTTACGAAATGACCGTCATGGGGGTACAGGTCGAATCTAACTCAAAGGGGCAGTACATGAAAATAGCTTGTGATATTTCATACGGTGAATATCTCGGATTTTTCCGTACTGACTATGACAACCAGCAGACCGAGGATAAGAAGTGGCATTGCAATTACTTGCTCAGTATTCCGAATGATGACGGCACAGAACAGGACGGATGGACAAAGAGACGTTTCAAGACCGTTATGGAAGCTTTCGAGGAGTCTAATTCCGGCTATCACTGGAACTGGGATGAGCAGACCTTAAAGGGTAAGAAAATCGGCGGACTCTTTAATATCCGTGAATATCAGAATAATAAGGGTGAAGTCAGACAGGCAACCAACCTTGCACAGCTTTGTACAATCAAGTCAATCAAAGAAAAGACTTATAAGCTCCCTGAGGATAAGTTACTCAACAAGAAATCAAGTGCCGATGGTTTTGTTAATGCCGGAACTGAGGGCGGAGAGTTTAATCCGTTTAGCTGATGGATATTTTCGAGCAAAAACAAGTGTTAAAAACTTTCCGAATCCTTGTTGATAGCAGAGAACAGCCAAGCAAGAGAGCCGAAGCACGTTATAAAAGCTTCGGTTCTCCATACGAGAGGGCAACGCTCAGTTATGGTGACTACACATATAATGCAACACTTCCGGGCGGCGCTGATATTTTCAATGTTTCCGACACAGTAAAACCATTGTGTTGTGTTGAACGGAAAATGAATCTTGATGAGTTGGCTCAGTGCTTTACTCACAGCCGGGAGCGGTTCGAGCGTGAATTTCTTAGAGCAAAAGAAAACTCAGCAAGAATCTATTTGCTCGTAGAAAATGCGAGTTGGGAAAACTTACTCAATGGAAAATATCGGAGCAAGTTTAATGCCAAGGCTTTTGAGGCTTCCGTCATTGCATGGCAGATCAGATATAACTTGCAACTTTACTTTTGCAAAGAGGAAACATCAGGGCGGCTTATAAATGACATTTTGTATAGGAATTTAAAGGAAAGGTTAGAGCGAGGAGAATTTGGCTAGGGGGTGCACAAGTGGCTTGGGAATACAGTGATAATGAATATATAAAACTATTCCGCAAGTTGATTAACTGGGAATGGTATTCGGACGTTAATACAACAAGGTTGTTTGTGCATTGTCTACTCAAAGCAAACTGGAAAGCCGGAGACTGGAAAGGAATACATTACGAAAAAGGACAGTTCATAACATCCTTGGAATCGCTATCAAAAGAAACGGGTTTATCAGTAAGAGAAGTAAGAACGGCACTAAAACACTTAATTTCGACAAGGGAAGTGACAAGCAAAAAACTTCAAAAAGGTCGCATAATTACTATAAATAATTGGTGTGAGTATCAGACGAGCGACAAGGTTACTGACAAGCAAGCGACAAGGAAGCGACAAGGTAGCGACAAGCAAGTGACAACAGATATAAGAAGTAAAGAACATATAAGAAGTAAAGAAGAAAATATAGAGTCTTCGACTCCAGTTAAAACACTTGAACAGATCATGGCTGAAGACGATGAGGGCATGACTGTTGAAGAATATATGAAGTCTATGGAGGGCAAAACCGATGCCTAATATTTACGAGTTTCAAAAAGATGATGCTTTGCGCTTTGCTAACCAACAGGGCGCAAAGATTAAAACGAGGGGCAAGGAATTACAGTTTCTTGATTGTCCTTACTGTCACGGAGCTTTAAAGGGTGACAAGTACACATTCTCAATCAACCTTGATGATGGGCGCTTTAAATGTCTTAGGGCATCATGTAACGCTCATGGAAACATGATTACGCTGTCAAAGGACTTCCACTTCTCACTTGGAGATGATGCCGACGCATATTACAACCCGGACTGGAAAAGTTACAAGAGACTCATTCAGGCTAAATATAATTCAAAGCCGTCAGCGGTCAAATACATGGAATCAAGAGGAATATCGGAAACCATAACACAGCGTTACGGAATCACATCAAAGCCGGATGACGAAAACATTTTGATATTCCCTTTCCGTGATGAGAATGATTCGCTCCAGTACATCAAGTATCGGAATACTACTTTTAAAAAGGGCGATAACGGTTCAAAAGAATGGTGCGAAGCTGATTGCAAACCTATTTTGTTTGGAATGGCTCAGTGTAACTTTGAAAACAAGACCTTGATAATGACGGAGGGACAGATTGATTCTTTGTCCGTTGCGGAATGTGGAATTGAAAACGCTGTTTCTGTTCCAACAGGTAAAAACGGCTTTACATGGGTGCGCCACTGTTGGGACTTCCTCAACCGCTTTGATACTCTGGTTGTCTTCGGAGATCATGAACGGGATGAAATAACACTCTTGGAAGAAATGAAACAGAGGTTTAACGGAATCATTAAACACGTTCGACCTGAGGATTATAAGGATTGCAAGGACGCTAATGAGATACTTCAGAAGCACGGAAAAGAACAGATTAAGGCTTGTATTGACAACGCCGTTCCTGTTCCCGTCGAAATGGTTGTCAGCATGGCGGATGTTGAAGACATCAATCCTTATAGCATCGAGAAGTTATCAACTGGAATAAAACAGCTTGATAAAAAGCTCAAAGGCGGTCTTCCGTTCGGAAATGTTCATATCTTGGGAGGTAAGCGTGGCGATGGAAAATCGACTTTCGGTTCACAGATCATAGCTACAGCACTCCATAAAGGTTATCAATGTTTTATCTATTCCGGGGAAATGCTTAATGGTCATGTTAAATCGTGGCTCGATTATCAGATTGCCGGAGCAAGGTATATTGAAGACCGAAAGGAAATCAATGATGAGGTTATGGGTTATTACATTTCAACAGCTAACCAAAACATCATCAAAAACTGGTATCGGGAAACATGTTTTATTCATACGGATAAAATCACGAACGAAATTGTCGACTTATTGAAGACCGTCGAAAAGGTACTCCAGCAAGGCATTAGAGTTATCTTACTGGACAACCTTATGACAGCGATAGACCTAAGTATTGATTCAACATCGGATAAATATGAGCGACAGAGCAATTTTGTTAAAAGGCTTGCTGTTCTCGCTAAACGCTTTGACGCTTGCATTATATTAATTGCACATCGGAGAAAAAGCAATGGTTACTCTGATGATTCAAACGATGAGATAAGCGGCTCAGGTGACATAACTAACCTTGCCGGTGTGGTTCTCAGCTATGACCGACTCGGAAAAAAAGATCTTGAAGACGGTCGAGGAACTACTAACGATAGAAAACTGATTCTTGCTAAGAATCGTTTATTCGGAATCACAGACACGGACGGACAGATTTTACACTATGATGCAAAGTCAAAACGTATCTATGGGGACGATGATGACAAGGACTTTGACTTCGGAATCTTTGGGGATGGTTTTTTTGATGCTAATGACCTGAAAGCCGACGAAGAGATCAATCCATTCGCATGAGGTAAAAAATGATAAGTATGGAATTAAATTTAAAGCCGTCCACTAATAACGAAGTACAGAATATATCAAAGGCTTGTTTCGAGTGGTGGCAGAAATATAATAAACGCTCCAATGCCAGTACGGATAAGAACCAACATTTTACGATGGAAATGTGGGAGGAAATATTAGGCTGGAAAGATGACAACGGAGAATATCATAAAGGCACGTTTGATTTACTCTATGATCGTTTCCCGTGTCAATTTACTTACAACATGCTCACAGCGTTCTTGATGGAGTTACAAGCTCGTGACCGTGGCGCATATAACAGGGAGGAGGAAATCGAAATATGAACGATAAATTCAGATTTTTCTTGATTGTGTTTGATATCGGATTATTGCTGACATCAGATAACGTATTTTTACGGCTTCTTGCCTTTATCGCAATAGTGCTAATGATTATTGCGATATGTTTGGAGCATGGCTTGATTGCAATATAACAGGGAGGCAAGCATGAGAACCATCGAACCAACATCAACCGCCGTTTCCTCAATGGTCGCAACCGCCATTGATTTGCGAACGGCTACAACGATAACCAAGGGTAATAAGTCGGTAAGGGTTGCGAGAGTTAGAGATACATATGAGAACAGGGCGCATGAGATAGGCATGAGACCGCCATATATGTACACAAGCCTTTGCCCTGATGAGAGGTATAGGAGACCATGAAACTAATAGATGCTGATTTATTGCGAAATGTTTGTATAAGTTTAAGTCGGAAATATCAAAAAGAAATCAGCGACAAGAACACACTCAAATATTTTGAAAAAGAATTTGAAATATATAACACCGTTGCTGATGCTTTGAGAACTGCAACATGCCCGACTTATACAGTAATACAAGCCAAGTGTGATGATTGGATACCTTGTAGCAAGCAATTACCGGAAAAGGGTGTAAATGTAATTTTGACTTTTAAAGATACTTTTCACACTCATCCATCATGGCCAAAGGTTCAAGTATTGCCAGCATGGATTTGTAACGTTGACGAAGAAAATCCAAGAGGGCAATGGGCAATTGAGGGCAGACTTGGAAACTATGTTATTGATATTGATAGTGGGATAGCTTGGAAACCATTGCCGGAGCCATACAAGGAATGAACTTAGATTTATTGGAGGAAACACCATGAAAGTAAAAGACTTATATCCAGTAATATCACCATATCTCGATATACAGATAGGTGATAGCAAGTTAGATACACCATTAACAAGCAAATCATATTTAGCTGATAGCGGTTGCAAAATAGATGGCTATGGAGACTATGACATATACGCACTCATTCCAAAGATTGATAAGGACGGTAATCCATATTTAGCTGTCATGATCGAGAACGGAGCGTGAGTATGGGAAAAATCGACTCAAAAACCGCTCTAAACACTCTAGGGGTATAAATGTTCGTCTAAGGTACTAAAGGGCGGTTAAAAAGGCAAATAAACGCATTAGAGAGGTGACGGAATGGCAGTAAACGAAGCAATTAAGTTACTTGGTTATGGAACAGCATATGAAATCAAAGGTGCATATAGCGGAAAGATATACCATAAGTCTTATATGAACAGCAGTAAGAATTTGGATAAATATGCCAATAT